TGTGTGTGTGTGTTATTAGTGGTTAGTATTTGAAGGGAGTGTTATCAGGCTGTTCAACCTTTAGACGGTCGATAGCATCAGCGATGGCTTCTTGCCTCCACTCAGTGACGTTCTCGCCGTAGCTTGTGAGTTGACTAACAGCCTCGCCGTCGTTGAAGCTCCAACCGTCATTGGCTGTGACTTCGATCATTGAAAAATCTCTATCATCGATGGCCGTGCAGTTAAGGCTATTAGCTAGGCGCTTGAGTTCTAGTAGTCTGCTTTTCATTGTGTGGTTGTGTGGTTGTGTGGTTGAGTTGCGCCCAGCCCCTAAGGGCTAGGCTGTGTGCTTGATTAGCCATTTACTACTAGGCGGCAGATGTAACCCCCGTCTTTAGCAATCACTTGAGTGTGGTATCCGTGCTTTGGGTTGCGCCATTTGTTAGCTGTTTGGGTGGCCTTTTCAAATGTTGTTACTGCGCCTACTGTAGTGTCTAGAGTGTATTTTGAATGATCCATTGTATTGATTGAGTTGAGTTAATTTCGCTGGCGTTGTGCCTTTGATAATTTCGAGAATGCATTTACTGATTCATGCTGCAAGCTTTTTTTTGAATAAAAGTGAAGAAAGTCTCGGAGGCCGCTTGTTTACTGGGCTAGAAGCCTAAAGTTTTTTTGAGATACCTAGGAAAAACCCGCCTTTTAGGTAACAAAAGGTCGTGATAACGATCACTCAGGTATATATTGTGGGTGTTCTGTGGGCACACTTGTGGTGCATCTATTGAGCGCCTTGTGTGTGTCCGTGTGTGTGTCCATAGTGAGTGGACGCTGAGTGTGCTATGAGTGTGTCCTGTGTGTGGACGCTGTGTGGACGCTGAGTGTGCTATGAGTGGACGCCGAGTGTGCTATGAGTGGACGCTGAGTGTTACTAGATGGAAATCAAAAACACAGCATCTGACAAACACAGACGAACGCATCAACACATCATGATACCTTGATGTGAACACTCATTGCACCCAGCAGGGCATCTATAATCCCCAGCAATCCCCTAGAATAAAAGAGGTACCCCCTGTGCAGTGACAAATTCGTGCCGCAGCGTGTGAAATGCGGGGTGCCAAGGGGGAAAATCAGCTCGACGATATAACGTATACCCTCTCACATTTTTATACCAAAACAAAGAGACACTCATAGGACACTCAGGGGGAGCAGTTTTTACCATCGTCTTAGGCTTTGAGTCTTGCTCAGGATACTCTACACATTCATAGAACCCCCTGAGAGCCCCTACAAGGCGTTTTGATAACCTACAAGGGTGTTACCCCTATGAAAGACCCCCAGAGGCAAACAAGGCTCTCTGAGGGTCACACACAAGTAGCATTTAAGCTACAACACACAAAACGGTCACTAGTTGTGACCAACACACATAAACAAATAGTTACATAAATTCGTAGTCCTCGTCGTCGTCATCGTCATCCTCCACGTCAACCCACTCAAAGTCATCGTCATCGGACGCTTGAAAGGTGTTCATAAAGGCTTCTTGGTATTTCACGGACTCTATTAGAAGACCTGTAGTGGCAAAGGGGTCACTCGAAGCAATGTTAAAGGTATAGGGTTCTTCCTCTGTCTGAACAATAAGAACATAGTTTCTGTAGTGCTCTCCGAGGAGTGCTTGGGCTTGTTCTAGAGGAGTCATATTTATTAGATGTATTTACCCTTGAGTTCTTCAATAATAAACAAAAGGGCTTTCCTGTGGTCTTGGAGGGCTTCTTCGTGAATCTCTAAGACTTCTGCGAGGATATTAATGTGTTCTTGGGATTTCCTCAGGGAGTCATTGAGCAGCCATAGGGCTACCGAGGAGGCTACCATAAAGGTAACTATTATTGTGTGTTTCATATGGGTAATACTGGTTGGTAGTTATCACCTGTCAAACACTTTTAATATACTTTTAAAGGAAACTCTTATTCTTCACATAAGGGACACTTTAAGGAGGGGAACCTATTACCAGAAACTAATTAACACTCTTTTTCAAAGGACACTAATAGTAAGGCATCTTATAGATATAATTTTAAAGAGATTGTTCCTTACCTGTCAAGGTTATAAAATTTTATTTATGATAGGGTCTTCCCTTCCCTTTCTCCTATACCGCATCCGATTAAAAGGTTATTGATAATCAGTTACTTAGGAAACGACTATGCGACCTCTATTTTTTGTTACCAAGTAAGGGTGTTACTACCACCTTTGTTCTTATAATAAGCGTCCTGAAAGGATTGTAACTCCTTGTCTAACAGCTCTACTTTCCTCTCAGCCATCTTTACCTCTGCATCTTGAGCCATATGTTCCACCCAGTAAGCGACAGCGATACTGAGGGCATCTAAGCGGTCATCGTGAGTAATAGCTCCACGGTCTCTAGTAAGGCGAGACATCTGGTAGAACAGAGAGTACTTCAACTGGCTCTCATGGGGATACTTCTGGATAGTCTGGAAGTCATCCTTAACCACGTCAGGATCAACCACAAGCCTGTGACCCGCCATGACAGGCTCTAGGGTATCAATGATACGTTTCTCCTTCTGAGTGCTGTGCCTGACTTCCTCAATACTCACAGGGTAAATCCTATTCAGCACGGGCTTAATAAGCTCGTTGAACATACCGTCACCAAAGTTGGTCTCTGTAACAATGTAGTTCACCTTGTGCGTCTTAGCGAGCTCAGCAAGCTCCACTAGGGTGTCCTCGGAGTAACCACCCGAAAGACCACCAGCAGCGGGAACGTAGAGCGTCCCGTTAAGCATCTTACAGACAGCATAACCAGTTTCATCCTTACCTCGTCCAGCAGGGTCAATTGCAAGGACACTACCAGTGTACGGAACCATCTCACCGAGTGTTTTAAAGGGTCGGTAATACCTCTCACCAGCAAAGGCCACGTTAGGCACACTAGAGTCCCACTCAAGGGCTGGATCACGAGCCCACACATAGCGCTCTGGGGCAACCTCGTTGTCTATACTTGTTACTATCAGATCACTGATCTTCAGGGGGAACTTCTCGACGTCAGATAGCTTACTATCCAGCATGAACTGCATGGTATATCCAGCAGATCCATAAGAGATCTTTCGTTCTGCTAGGTCTACATCGGAGAACCGAAGCGGCTCTGTAGACTTGTTTTCCATCTCTGGGTCTACGCAGATGTTAGCTACGTTTCCGTCATAGATTTTCTCGTTGTGACTTTGTGTAATGTGTGTAGCTGGCCAAATCTTGCTCTTATAGCCACGTTCTTGGAGCTTCGTGTAGATACTATCGAATGTCTGAGGTGTTCCTAGAAACAGAACCTTAGAGGTATCGTCGGGCTTCAGGATAGCATCGAACTCTTTTACCTGTTCGCTAAGCTTCTCCCGCATGAGCATCGTAGCACTGTTGTTGGCTACCTCAATATCGTCAGCAACGATAATATCCGCACGAGAACCTGTAAGCTGCGAGGATATACCTAGGGACTTCACTGAGGGAGCGTGAGAGGCTGGCGCTGGGCCAACATCAAAAGAGATCTTAGACTGCCTTTGGTTGTCCTTAGGGCGCAAGTGGTGAAGTATCTCCATCTCGTTAATAAGACGAAGCGTGAAGGTAGAGAAGTCGTCACTACGGGTCTTACTAGCGGACACCACGAGGATATTTAGAGAGGGGTCTAGGAGTAACTGGTGAACCACATAAGCGGAACAGATCCAAGATTTACCACAGCCACGGAACGCTTGCACAATGGCACGTCTATCACCGTTCTGCATATACTCAGCAATATCATACTGAAGCGGAGTAGGGTCGGGCAGGTTTAACTGCTTCCAACATAGGAACAAGAAATTCTTAAAGTCCTTTAGCTGTGAGGGTATCTCCATATAGGTTACTTGTTATTACCTCGATTAGTCCTTTTCGACTGAATCCTTAGGTTACTCGTAGAGTTGTTCTTAGGGTTCCTATCCCTGTGATCAATGTCCTTACCAGCAAGCTTTGCTTTTCCGTGTTTCTTGACCATCAGACGCCTTGCGGCTTTCCTAGAGTCGTTCCTGCGACGTTGCTCAGGCTTCTTGTGGTAGCTCTCGTATTCTTTTTTGTAATCTCTAGCCATTATCGGGAAGCTACGCGGTCAACACCTTCATCATCAAAGGGAAGGATACTGACTAGGTTAGCCATAGGGTTGTCGTTGGTTACTGTTGCGCTAATTTGGTTGTCCTTTAGGAGCTGACGGGCGGCATTGAGGTCGCTCGGAGACGCCTCACCGCTCTGGATGCGATTAATGAACTCATCAATCAGTAGGTCTTGGAGACCATATAGTTTTTCACTGCTATCACTCATAATTATTTTGTAAATTCCTTGTAGATTTTGATGCCCAGATAGAACATCGTTAAGACACCTACGCCTATAGCTACGGCTGTGTTAATATGGTCAAGGGTAAGGGTTCCGAGGATTCCACTGGTGGCTATAAAGGGGGTCACGTAAGGGTTTTCAGGTATCATTTTAGTTGTTGGTTAAGGGATTGAGGGGGTTAATTATATTATGCGAAAGCGCGGAAGACTAGCTTCCAGTTGGCTGGTGTTATATTAGCTACAGCGCTTCCATCCTTGTGGGAGATATAGACACTGGGTTTTTGAGTAAAACCTATAACCGTGCTGTTACTGTAAACTGAAATCTGTATGCCCGATGAGGTAACATCAACTTCATCATCTACTGCGTAGCCAAGGTCGGCTGTTTTACACCTAATAACAACTTGGAATATCTTAGGAACGCTCCCAAGACCATGAGAAACCTCTTCGTTTCCCACTGTTGTAGGCACGGTAATCTCAGAACTCTCAAAGGACTCTGTAAGAGCCACTGTAGAGGTAACACCATCAGCACCATCAGCTCCATCATTACCAGCAACTCCTTGGATACCTTGAGGGCCTTGTGGGCCGATACCTTCGATGTTCGTAGAGGCATTCTCAGAAACCTCTTGAGCCACAAACAGACCTTGTTGGTAAGCTGTGTCGAGGTCACTCTCCGACAACCTAGAGCCGTTCTGGAAGTCCACTAGCTGTGAAGTCCCCGTGTTACGCCATACACGTATCTTTTGGTAGGCACTGGGTGCTCCGCTGAGTGTTACGGTCTTTGCTGATGCGTCCCTTGAGGCAACCGCTAGGTCACTCCAAGTGGTTCCGTTGTATCCCTTCACGTTGACATCATCAATCGATAGAAAGTTGAAGGGAACGCTGTAGGTAGTTGCTGTGAGTCCTGAGGTATATTCAATGTAGCTGTTAGCCATAATTTATTTTAGGTTGAGGGATTCTAGAAGGCTCTCGGGGCGCTCGGAGAAGTCTTCGCGTTCCTTTAAGATGTTATAGATGTTGTTTCCATCGCTATCTACGTAGTCCGTAGCGGCTTTGGTTTCGAGAAGTATTTTACGAGCTTCAGCACGATACTTAGACATGATGTCCTTAATCATCTCTATGCCTTCATTGACGTCCGTGCCTTGTTCGTTTTGAGAGTAGCCTTTCTTGTAAGCATCCTTGAAAGCCTTGGTCTTGATGAGTTTCTCTAGTGCTTTCTGCTGAGTCTTACCACCAATCTTGGTATTAGTGATTAACTTACCGAACTTGCTGTAAAGCGTTTCTCCGTTGTAATCGTCAACATGAACGAACTTCTTAAGCTGCATACCAGAGACGCTCGTGGGTATCTCGGATACGGTACCAAAACTCATAGCGTCCTCTAGGAGAATGTTATCTATCTCAGTACGCTCTACGGTGATCCTACCTCCATAAGGCGTAAGATGTCCCATTAGAGTTTGCTCTTCCTTTTTCTTAGGTTCGCCTAGTAAGGTTAGACGGTAGTTGTCCTGCTCAAGTCCTACGGCACCTCTCCAAGCGGATTGTGTCGAGTCTCCTTGAGTACCGTCTGACACGAACTCCTCGTCCCACTTTAGAATGTTTCTTAGTTCCGATGGGATTGGGAAAGCTGATCGTTTAAGATTTGTGAAAGCCTTCGAGCGGGTCTCTGGGTTAGAAGAGAATGCTTGAGAAACAGACTTACCACCCTGCATGGCTGGCATGTCTAATATCATGTCCATATAAGAATCTATGAAGAACTGCTCAACCGTTTGGTCTGGCGTCAATGTACCCAACTCTTTGGATAACATACGTCTTCCCCAAGAAGCTCCCATTCCGTAGGCACCCTTGAATGGCTCTGCATATCTGAAGTCGAGTTCTAATTCATTCCAGCGTATCTTCCAGTCGTTAGGAGCGCCGTCAACTTTTTGAGCATCAAACTTCTGGTCGCGTGTAAGGTCGCTTTGAGAACCCGTAGTGATGCCCTTTCTGCCGTGGTCAATGCCCAGTAAGACTAGACCCGTAGATACAGCGGCACGAGCGATGTCTCTGTAGTCATCCGCGCGTTGGTAGGTTTCTAGTCTAGCTATTTGCTCGTCGCTTTGTGCTATAAGAGCTTCAGCTTCCTTACGGACATCAGCAGATGTGTTAGGATCATCTAGTAGCTTTGTCTGTCTCTTAATGTCAGCCTTTAGCTCACCGATCTTACTAGCATACTTACCAAAGCTAACTTCTCCTTCGCCTATGCGACTCTCGGCAGCACTCGCTAGTTTTCTAGTGCCTACCTTGAGGGCTCTATATTGAGCTACTGGAGGTGCATAAGCAATCAACTGAGCACCTACGCGTGTAGGAACGCCGCGGAACATCATCACAAACTTAGTTAACATACCAAGCTCGTTAGGGGTTTCTGCGACCTTATTAAGAGCAGCTACAAAAGCTTGTTCAGCTTCCACTCGGATGTCACTAGCGGGGATGTCTAAGCTTCTGAAGTGGTCATAGCGAGCCTCGTTGAACCCATCGGCATACTTAGGGTCGTAGTTGATACGCATAGAGCCATCGCCTTGTTCAATGAAGGCATCATTCATCCAGTCGTCCACGTATTGATTTAGGTCTTCTACTCCTTCACGGATTCCCGATTGCATAGCTTTAGCTCTCTGAGCGCGTCTAGAGAGTGCCATTAGTGATACTTCCTCAACACTACCGATGAGTCCGAACCCAAACTTAAAAATGAGAGGGATTGCATCAGCTACGTTGTTGTTTAGGATAGACTTCTTGAAACCTTTGAGTAATTTATCTGCTGAGTTGGTTGCGTTATTGTAAGCTTCAGTCCGAGCAGCTCTAGCAAGGTTACGGCGTTGGAAGAAATTAGTATGCTGCTGACTGATACCTTCTTGTCCTTTATAGGCTTGAGCCTCCTTATATAGTAATTGTGAGTCACCCGTCTCCAAGAAAGTGTTACGCATATTCATACCAAGATTGCGCCAGTGGTTCTTGAAAGTTCCTAGATACTCTTGGGTAGCGATCACTTCAGAAAGAGCATACTTTAAGCGACGTTGGACTGATGCGTCTTTCACCCTAAGGGAACCATCAATAGCGTTTAAGGTGTTCTCTAGAGGAGTTAGCCAAGACTTCAGAGTAGCTGAGTATGTTCCAACAAGACCAGTCTTAACTTGGTTCAAAGCCATAGCTGTTCTTGTGGTGAAGTAACCATCAAACAAAGACATAAGGGGCCCTGTGCTGCGACTACGTCCCATGCTTTCCATGTGAGCTCTGATAGCTGTTAGCTTCTCCTCAGGGGTCAACTTCTTAGCCATCTCTGTGGCAGCCTCGGCGGCTTCATCAGCGTTCTTAGCACCACCTGTAAAGTCCTCAAGCATGTTCTTGAGTGTCTGTAGGTCTGCTGTGCGTTGATTAGCTTCGGCAGTTATACCAGCCTTAAAGGAGTCAGGAGTAGTGTGACCAGCATTAGCAACTAGCTCAGAGCCTTGTGCATAATCTTTCTTAGCGATGATGCGATCAAAGTCTATAAAGCGATCTATACGTGCTAGGATTGCCTTAGCGGAAACCATAGCGTCGTCTGCGTTCTTAGCACCAGCAAAGGCGTTGAACTGGTCAGACATCTCTACAGCAACAGCTTTAAAGTGTGGCTTAACCTCAGCAGTAACACGTGCGCCTTTACCACCTGTGCGGTCACCCTCTAGGATGCTCTTAGTGGCGGCTATAGAGGCGTCGATGGCATCTTCGGGTGCTACTTCGGGTGTCTTAGGAGCGGGGGTAGGCTTCTTTATATCTTTAGGATCATAAACAACATACTCTGTAAACCCCTGTGGATTTTTAAATTTCACACCTCCAAACCCTCTTTCCTTTAAATACTCAGCGGGTGATGTGAAGCCCATCCCATCATCCATTGCTAACATAAAGTCATTATCGTTTAATAACTTACTTCCATCAGCAAATTTAACATCTGGAGCAACCCGTTCCATTACGATGTCTCCTCCAGCAACTTCTGCAAAACTCTTAGCGTGTTCAGGGTTATCAGTGAAGTAAATGCCATCACCCCAATCACTCGGCTGGACGTCACCACTCCGTTCTAAATCAAACTCATCAAACTTGTTAGCTGTTCCGTGATAAAGCTTAGGAGCTGGGGTAGCCTCTGGGGTTTCTTTAGGGGTCGTTCGGGCTTTCCTAGTTTCTTCTATCGCTTTGATTGCTTTTTCAAACGCTATACTGTCTTTGTCCTGAGGGTTCCTTATAGTCTTAATGTCATGTCTCATTTCATCGATGGCAAGCTGCTCATAATCAGGTCGCCTCCAGAACGTATCTGGATTAAAATCCGAGTCGAGAATTGTCCTTAAAACATCTGGGGCGAAGTCATTACCATCCTCGGTTCTACCTTCAGGAGCTGGGGTAGCCTCTGGGGTGTCTTTAGGTGTCGCAGTAGTCGCTGGGGCTTCCTTATTCTTTAGAATACTTTCGGCTTTAGCCTCCATCTCAAGATATAAATCACGGTCGCCGTCCTTAAACTTGTATTTTTTACCTGTAGCTTCGGTGTATAATTTATTAGTTAAGTCCTCTACATCAAATCTATAGTCAAGTCTTTCTTTAGGTGTCGCAGTAGTCGCTGGGGCTTCTGGGGCTTCCGCTTTTTTAGATTGCAACATCTCTACGGCTTTTTTCTTTGTTGGATAACTTCCTATCCACTCGCCGTGCATATCGGAACCTTCATGAACAACAAATTTATTGCCAAGTGGTTGTTCGTTATTAGCCGTTTCAATGTAATAGTCTTTACCATCTTTAGCTCTTACCTTATAACCCATAACCTTGCTATAGATTCCGTTAGGCCCGTCGTATTTAGGGTTATTATCTATCGATATTGTAAACTCAGGAGCCTCTGGGGTGTCTTTAGGTGTCGCTGGAGCCTTTACTTTTTCGGGAAGGATAGCATAGCTATATTCATCTATTTCACGACCAGCTTCCTTCATGGTCATGGCACTATTACCTGTCTCTGTTAGAAATTGACGTTCCGCAACTCCCGACGGGCTTAATCCTCTACCAGCTTGTTTATTTATACTGAGAGTTAAATTAGCTAGTAACCTCGCTGATGCCTCAGGGCTATCCTCATTTAAAACGTTTTTAGCTCCTCTGAGGAAATCATCCATGTGTCCAGCTTCCTCTAAATCCTTTATTTTGGTCTCTGCCCATTTCCTTACCTTGGCTCTACCTTCGGGTTGTCTTATATCTACAACATTCTCTGGTATTTGGGCTTCCTTAAGCACCCTACCTTCTCCCATGTATAGGTCTGCGTATGTTTTATCTTCCGTGTAAAAAGGAAGTCCTAGTCCGTCATCCGCTTGTCCTACGTTTTCTGCTCGGTAGATTGTAAGACCTTCTGGGGTTTCTTTAGGGGTCGCTGGGGCTTCCTTGGGTGCGGGTTGCTCTTTAGCAATCACTCGTTGGCCCTCAGCAACAACCTCAGCAACCTCTTCCTTTGAGAGCTTCTCAAGGGCTTCCTTCTGGGTCATATTCTTGAGCTTAGCTGTGAGTGGGTCTAGGACTACCTTCTTGGCTCCTGCTGCGGATAATAGGGCGAAAGCGCCAGCAGTAAATTCTACAACTAGAGAACCTGTTTCACCATACTCATTGTCCTCGGCATAGGCTCTACCTATACCAGCACCACCAGCGGCTACAGTTTCACCAGCAACAACAGTTCCTAGCTTAGTGCGAAGCGCGTCATCGGCGTTCCTTGAGATAGCTCCTACAACTCCACCAGCTTGTTTTGTCTTCTGAACGAGACCAGCACCACCAGCTAGAAAAGCAGCACCCTCTCCGAGCGTGGCTCCCGTATAACCCATATAGGTGTCAGGAGTTTCGTCCGACGTCTGCCCTAAAGCATCTGTAACTGTTCTAATACTTTTGGTTGATCCGACTGTGTTGTGAAAAGCGGGTTTCCATTCACCATCTATTAGGTGATCTCTGCTATAACTATATTTGTCAGGAAACAGAGTGCCCGCTACCCTATTTAGAGCCCACTCCATCATCTCTACAGGAGCACCAGCAGCTTTTACTACCGTGTTATTAAATTGTAGCCCTAGGTCGTTGACGTTACCAAAGGCCATGCTCTCTTCCTCCTGAGCTTGCTTACGGACAGTCCTAGCGACCATCATGACTTCTTCAGGTGTCTCTGGAGCGACCTCAGGTGCTTCTAAAGAAGGTCTCGCAGTGTTCCTCCGAATGGCATCCTCTGTGGGTGCTTCTGGAGCGTTTTCTAGTTCGTCAAATAGTCCCATGTAATTATCTGTTGTTGAGGTTTCTTAGCGTTTCTTGAGCTTCCTCTAGTCTGTAAAAATCTTCTACACTGTCAAAGCCGTAACCAGCCCATTTCTCAATAGCCACTTTCTGC